AGAGTTTTCAGGTACAGGTGGTATCGATACATCTAACACTGGTAGTATATTTTAAAGGAGACTGTTATGGCAGTAAAAAGAAAGACGACAAAAAAGAAAATAAATAAAAATAATTATAGAGACGACACTAGTTACACTACAATTAATAAACAGTCTAAAAGAATATATAGACTAAAAAAAACAACAGAGAATAATAAATTTCTTGACGCTGTTATGAAGGGTGCTAAGAAAATATTTTCACCTAAGTAAACTTGTGTCGTGATTGACACAAAGTATGGGGCTGTAGCTCAGTTGGGAGAGCGCCTCCCTTGCACGGAGGAGGTCGCAGGTTCGATTCCTGTCAGCTCCACAATGGCCCGTTCGTCTAGTGGTTAGGACTCAGGATTTTCATTCCTGCAACAGGAGTTCGATTCTCCTACGGGCTACTAAATTAGGTTACAAATGAATGTAGTCAAAAGCCTGAGTAGCTCAGTTGGTAGAGCAGGACATTTGTAATGTTCAGGTCGTTGGTTCGAATCCAATCTCAGGCTCACATAAACAAAAAAAGGGAAGCTTTTACACTTCCCTCTTTTTTTGCTCTGTATTAATTGTAGGAATACAGAACTATTTCGCTCCTACTTTCGAAATAAACCCACCAACACCAACAAGGCGACAAGCCCAGCGAAACCCGACTCGCCGAACTTGTTAATGATGGATGTTAGGTTACCTATAACGTTGACGCCAAAGATACCGCTTCCAAATATTACTTCAGAAATGGCACCTATAGCTACAAAGGACATAAGTAGATGAGCTAAATCATCAATATATCCTTTGACCATTGTTACGACTTCCTTCATGGTTATCTCCCGTTAGTTAAGAAAAAAAGGGTCATCGATTATTTTATGAACCGAGTAACCCTCAGTAATAATTATTTTGTAATGAAATAATATAAACCAATATATATTTATATATGAAGGTTTTTTATATGTACTATATTTATTAGTATACAAAACTATTTTAGGTGAACTATGGCAATAGATTATGAAATCTTTGATGGTAAATCATTATCATCATTATTTAAAGACATTTACGACAATACAAAACATAACAGAAAACAACTTGATGTTCTAACAAGAGAACTTGTGCAGTTTATAAAAGACGGTGATACTGCAGTTCAGATAGTACCTATGATTAAAGAGTATTTAGAAATCAATGTTAGAAACGATGACCAACTTGTCAAGATGGCAGCAGTTGTACAAAGACTAATTTCAGCTGAAGGTAAAGCAGGAGCTGAAGATGAATTTGGTTTATCTGAAGCAGAGAAAGAACAATTACTTTCTGGTATGGAAGATACAATAAAAGATTTACAACAAGAATCAGACAAAATACATAATAAGATTGAAACAGTAACAAAGGTAAATTAATGGCTTATAGACGAAAAAGAAGAGTAGATACAACTACGTCTTATGATACTGGTGTACCAACTTTTTCAAGAATAGGTTCTATGGTAAAAAAATTAATTGCTTCATCGCAGTATGATTTTTTTGAAGGTGAAGCTTTTGAAGTTACAGAGGTTATATTGAATGAACCTAGTAATCGTGGTAGCGTTAGAGGTACTTTTATAAATAATCCTAATCAAGAAATATTAGGTGGCGTAGTTAAATCTTTGACACCAAATATAACGGCTGTGCCACTTGTTGGAGAACACGTTGTGGTTTTAGAATATAATGGACAACACTATTATACAGGTATTATAAATCGTAAAGGTTCTGTTAATGAAAACTCTATACCAGGAGCCGCTGGTAATTATGTAGAAAATACTAAATATGGTAAGACATTTGAAAGAAAAGATGTTCAACCTATTCGTATTAATGAAGGTGATATTGTTTTTGAAGGTAGATATGGGCATTCTATAAAGTTTGGTTCAAACAAACAAAAGCCTCAAATAAAAATAGTAGCAGGTCACAGAGGTAAAGATGTAGTAGAAAATTTAAATAAAGATGATTCATCTATATATTTAGAAGGTGGTATTGATAATACTGATGTTGATAATAAAAAAATTAAAATAAAATCGAATGATATATTTATTACTGGAGACAGAAATATATTTTTAAAAGCAGGTGAAATTAGTTTAAATGCTACAAAATTTAATACGATAAAAATGGGTGACCCGAGAGCACCAATGTTACCAACAGTTAATGGTCAAAAAATGTTAGAATTTCAAAACAGTATAGTTGGTGTATTGACTGGTATACAATCTATATTAGTTTCAGCAGGTAGTCAACTATGGCCAAAGGTAGGTACTGATGCTGCTAAATTATTAAAAGATATTAATACTGTGTCTGATTCAATACTTAATTTGTCGTTTTTAAATTTTCAAGTGATGACAGCAGACCCAGATTTTAAACTACCTGAAATACCAGAATTACCTGAGGTACCAGAATTACCTGAAGTAGATTTATCTAAATTAGATGCACTTAAAGTACCAAAAACAGTAGCCTCATTAGATAAAATTAAAAAAATTAATCAAAATAATACATAGGAGTTATTATGACTAAAAAAGGCCTTGTAAAAATAATACGAGAAGTAGTCCGTAGAGAAGTACAAAAAGAAGTACAGAAGATATTTATAAAAGAAGAATCTTCACCTACTTTAGAAGAAGTCCTTCCAGAAGTCACTAAACAAGTTTCTTCACCAAAAAAAGAAGTAAAATATTCTAAAGACGAAACTATCAATAACATTTTAAATGAAACTGCTGGTTTATCTAAATCTCAACAAAATGAATATCCTACTGTAACTGGAAAAGCTTTTGATACAAATCGTATGGCAGAGTTAATGGGTTACAGTCAACCTGAAGAAGTTGAACGTGATATGGTAGCTGTAGATACTATGAAAAAAGCAGGTGTAAATTCAGAACAAGTCCCAGAACACGTAACAAATGCTTTAACACGAGACTATTCAGATTTAATGAAAGCTATGAATAATAAAAAAGGTAATTAATGAGCGCAAGAGAAGATGATATGAATTCCAATACTTATATTGGATTATCTTTTCCATTACGAAGAGATATAAATAATGACTTTGCCTTAACTAAAAATTCATTACAACAATCAAGACATAATTTAAGAAACTTGTTATTAACTCAAGTAGGTGAACGAGTAGGTCAACCTGAATTTGGTAGTAGATTGAGAGAGTTGTGTTTTGAACAACAAAACGATGAACTTCCAATAAGACTCGAAGAAGAAGTTAGAAGAGCAACTGGTGTTTGGTTACCTTATATCAATATTCAAGAAGTAAACACACTTACAGAAGAAGGTGATAAAAATAAAATCTTTGTAGAAGTAAAATTTTCTACTACGTTAAATCCACAAACAATGGAATCAATAACTTTAGATGCATCATACGGAGCTACTTTGGTTGTTGGTTCAGATGGTTTACAATATAGAAGATAGGAAAATTAAATGGCTAGAACAAGTACAAAAAAGAATATGGTAAAACAAGTCAATTATCTTAATAAAGACTTTAGTGACTTTAGAGATAATTTAATTGAATTTGCTAAAGTATATTTTCCAAACACATACAATGACTTCAACGAGTCATCACCTGGTATGATGTTCATCGAAATGGCAGCTTATGTTGGTGATGTTCTTTCTTATTATATTGATTCACAATTTAAAGAATCACTTTTAGCTTACGCAGAAGAAAAAAGAAATGTGTATAACATAGCTCAATCTTTTGGTTATAAGCCAAATGTTACAGCCCCAGCTTCAGTAGTGTTAGATGTATTTCAAACTGTACCTGCACTTAACGAAAAACCTGATGAAAGATATGCACTTAATGTTAAGGCGGGTACTCAACTCACATCAACTAGCACTGGTACTACATTTAGAACTTTAGAAGATGTTAATTTTAAGTTTTCAAGTTCTTATGAACCACGTGACATTACAATTTTCGAAACTGAAGATAATATACCTACAAAGTATTTATTAAAAAAACAAGTAAAAGCAGAAAGTGGTAATATAGTTACTGAAACATTTACATTTGGTAGTGCAGAAAAATATACACAAATAAAATTATCAAATCCAAAAGTTATAGAAGTTATTTCTTGTACTGATAGTGATGGTAACAATTGGTCTGAAGTTGATTCATTGGCAAGAGATACAGTATTTGCTGATATTGAAAACAATGCAACTAATGACCCTACTTCGGTAATTAATAGAGAGGTATCACCTTATATTCTTAAACTAAATAAAACATCTCGTAGATTCACAAGATATATTGACCAAAATGATTCTTCGGTATTAAGATTTGGTGCAGGTATATCTAATAATCCAGATGAAGAAATTATACCAAACCCTTCTATGGTAGGTTCGACTTTACCTGGTAGTCCAAGTTTTTTAACAAAGGCATTCGACCCAAGTAACTTTTTAAATACAAAAGCTTTTGGTTTAGCACCTTCTAATACAACACTTACTATCAAGTATTCTTATGGTGGTGGTATTGATGATAATGTCAATAGTAACGATATAACATCAATATCAAGTATTTCATATGAAATACAAGATGATTTGCTATCAACTACTTCAGTTCAAGAGTCAAAAGATTCAGTCTCATTTATCAACCCACTACCAGCAACAGGTGGTTCAGCTGGTGAATCAGTTAGAGAAGTTAGAGAAAATGCGTTAGCGTATTTTCAATCACAACAGAGGGCTGTCACTAAAGAAGATTATATTATACGTGCTTATTCACTACCATCAAAATATGGTAATATTGCAAAAGTACATTTAGTACAAGATGACCAGTTAAATAAGTCTGTAGGTACAGATGAGTTAGAGCGAACAATTCAAGAAAGTGACATAGGTAAAACAATAAAATCTGTACAAGTTAGAACACCAAATCCTTTAGCAATGAATATGTATACATTAGGATTTAATTCAAATAAAAAATTAACACCATTAAATCAAACAGTAAAAGAAAACTTAAAAACTTATTTATCACAATATAGACTTGTGACTGATGCAGTAAATATTAAAGATGCATACGTTATTAACATTGCTGTGAACTTTGCAATATTGACAAAAGCTGAATTTTCAAAGAATGATGTTTTACTTAGATGTGTTGCAACAGTAAAAGATTTCTTTGACATTGATAGGTGGCAAATAGGTCAACCGATTGTATTAGCTGATATTGCATATGAGTTATCATTAGTAGAAGGTGTTGCATCAGTTGTACCGCCAATTGATTCAGACACCGTTATAAAAATTGAAAACAAATACAAAGCAGGTGAAGGGTACTCTGGTAATTTTTATGATATTAAAAATAGTATGATTGACGGTGTCTTGTATCCAGCACTTGACCCTAGTATTTTTGAAGTTAAATTTCCAAACGCAGACATCAAAGGTAAAGTTGTCGGTGATAATTTAGGTATAGTGGAGTAAGTTAATGCATTATTTTATATTTCCTGAAAAAGATACAACAATATTTGAGGCTAGTTCAAGTTTAAACTCTGGGCTAGATGAAGTATTAGAAATCAGAAAAAATGTTAGTGATACTGGAGCTAGTGTTGATGTCTCAAGAATTTTAATAAAATTCGATACAACGTTTTTCCAAGAAGCTTCTTCTTCAGGTTTAATACCTCAAACTGGTAGTAGGGCAGCAAAGTATTTTTTAAATTTATATGATGCAAACCCAAAAGCATTAGCAGCATCACAAAGTTTATTTGCATACGCAATAAGTGGTTCTTGGGATATGGGTACTGGTCGTTCATATGATAACCCTCAGACTTCAGATGGTTGTAGTTGGAAATATAGATATAGTGAAACTGATGGTACATTATGGGCAAGTGGTAGTGGTGCTAATGATGGAGCAGGAGGAGTTTGGTATAGCTCTAGTGTAGCACCAGCAGCATCTGCATCACTTAATCATCAGTCAAGAGATTTAAAAATAGATGTCACTGGTACAGTAAATAATTGGTTAAATGGTACTGTTATTAATGATGGTTTTTTAGTTAAGCGTAGTGGTAGTGTTGGCAATAATCACCCATCAGCATCAGAAGGTAATACAGATAGATTAGGTAGTTTTTCATTTTTCTCATCAAACACTCACACAATATTTCCACCAACATTAGAAGCAGTATGGGATGATTCAACTTGGACTACTGGTACGTTAGATGCATTAACTTCTGCTAATTTAGAAGATAGTGTAATTTATATGAAAGGTTTACGACCAGAATATAAAGAAAATTCAAGAGCTAGATTTAGAGTTGTTGGTAGAGAAAGATTCCCATCAGCAACATACTCAACAACACCTGCAGGATTGACAATAAAATATTTACCAAGTGGTTCTTCATTCTACTCAATTACTGATGCGGAGACAAATGATATCATAGTACCATTTGGTACGGGTTCTAAATTAAGTTGTGATTCAACAGGTAACTATTTTAATTTAGATTTACAAGGTTATCAACCAGAAAGATATTATACATTACAATTTAGAGTAGTGACAGATGAAGGTACTGCTGATGAGTTAGACCAATATTATGATGAAGGATTCACATTTAAGGTAAGTCAATAATGCCATATACAAAAACAGAATTAGAAACTGTAGACTTTTATCAAGAATTTGTATCTAAACTTAGAACAAGTTATTTGGAAGACTTGCAAGAGTTTGCATCAATAGGATTTAGAAGAAATAATATTCTATATTCTTTTGAAGATATAATATCATCAAACGGTATAGAAAATGTAGATATAACACCAGGTTCACAATATCACGACTATATAACAAAAGAACAACAAGAATTATCTAAAACGACTACCATTCAGTCTTATCCAAGATATATTAGAAATAACAGTTTAGAAAAAATAATCGATAGAAGTATATCTGAACTAGCTACAGAAAGTTTTGCAACTACATTACCTAATAATGTTCAAAATGGTAACGTAATTACAAATGATGACCCAACAAATTATGATAGGTGGTTAGTTCAAAATAATCAAAAAAGAAAATTTGTTGACTTAGCAGTATACTATGGTCAAGACTATGTTTTAGATACATTAATAACATTAACTGATGGTGAAATATTAGCTATACCTGATGGAGAACCTATAGCATAATGAGTAGATTAAACGAAAAAGATTTAGAACTTTTACAAACTGGACAAACAGTAAATTTGTCTACAGTAGAAAATGCTTACTATGGAGGTGAATTCACTACTAATCCAAATGATTGTGTAGAGGTTTTAATATACGACACAAACGAAAATTTATTAGAAACAAGTATCGTAGATGTTTCAGACTATTCTTATAATTATGAAACTGGTGTAAAATTAAACACTGGTACTATACTTAGAAAAATGGGTTATGACAGAGGTAAGTATGTAGTGAAATATAATTTTTTGAGAAAAATTGCAGGCTCGTATGAGACGGTGTTAGTTGACTCAGATGGTAGGATATTTAATGGTACTAATTATCACATAATGGATAATGGTAAAATTATGTCAGGTGAAACACATACAGATTTTTCTAAAGAATTATTTTTAAAAGAGTATAAATATTTTGTACACGAAATTTCACCTTCAAGAAAAGAAATTAGGTTAGCACCACAATCTATAAATGATAGTGAGTATTTAACTAGTTTTTTAGAAGCACAAGTAACTTCAAAAAAAATAACTATACCTCAAGATAATTCTCTTTCTTTTTATGCAGATAGAGACGCATTAAAAGGTGATAGTAAAACAATGAAATTATCTGGTGACATCTCTCAGTTAACACAACAAATGATAGGTGGTTATGTTTCAATTGATAACGCATTTATAAAAGAATTTTTACCACCACCAGTATCTACAGATGGTAGTCAAACACCAGGTGCAACTGAAGAATTAGAATCATCAATAATACAAGCTCGATTCTTTATATCAAATGATAGTTTGGCTTCTTATGAATATGGTGATAGAAATCTTACCAGATTAGTCGAAGTGTTTACAGGTTTAAGTGATACTGATTACCCAACTGATGTAGGTACTGCAAAAACTATCATCGGAAATACAACTGCTGCACAAAAGGCCACCCAATTAGCAAATACTTTACAAGGTATAAAATTTAGTGGTTATGATGATATAGTATATAAACGAAAAGAAGAAAATATTTCGAATATTCAAGAGTTACAGAAAAAAGGAGGTCGTGTACAGTACACATGGCAAGGTCCAGATAGTCCAAATACTATTACTCTAAAAAGTAATTCAAGTAAACCAAACGTGGCAACTAAATACACTTGGGAATTAACTGGTTGGGATTATGATTCAAATCCAAAGGATTACAGTAGAATCACAGCATGGAGCTCTTCTAATACAAAAGGAGATGTTGAATTTGTAGAACCAAGTGCAGAAATTTCCTCACCGTTAAAATTAATTATAGACTCTAGTAATGGTAGTGAAGTAACAATAAGACTACATCAAAAACATTTAAACGTTGGTGTTAAATTAACAATTGAACCTAAAGACGGTCAACCAAGTACTTTACATATACCAGCATTTATAAGTGTAGGATAATAAACAAATGATTAGATTAACAAACAACGGATTAAATAGTGGTAATGTAGGTAAACTTGATAGTGCTATTTCATTTGAGACAACTACTGTAGCTGACGGTTATAGCTGGTCGTTAACAATACCTGATGGTAGTAAGATTAATGTTAGTAGTGGTCAAGGTAGTCAAGTTGTTTTCACACTAACAAATTACTTACAAGTAGAAGCTAAAAATAATGGTGATTATTTACTTACACTCACCCCAACAAAAGAAGTAAAACAAGGTGGTGATGCAGACCCAGGTACTGAAAAATTACCTGTAGAAGAGTTTTTATTTTCAATAGATTCTATAGTTGATGATAGAATACCTATTTATATACCATATGTTTCATCAATTACTGATATTAAAAATGATGAAATAAGTTTAAGTACTTCTTGGAATGAATTAAAAAATAAACTTAGTAGTCAAATTATAGAAGATAGATTAACACCAATAGATTTATTTCGTAATGCTACTATAACATATAATATAAACAATAAAAGAGATTTAAATACATTTTTACACTTTGGTGATGATAATATGTTACTCACTACTAATGTAAAAACTGATAGAGAAACCTTTGAAGACTCACCATTTTCAGCTGTATATAAATTATACGAACCTTTACCAGATGATATTGAAGAAAAAGATAAAGTATATATAGTTAAAGAAATTTTACCACAAGTAACAGAAACAGTAGAGTTAAAACCATACGACCAAGAAGATGAAGACGTGTTGGTATTAAGAGTACCTGATTCAGCTCAAGTAGATTCTCCAATTACAAAACGTTCAACTGAATTTAAAAATTATAATGATTTAGTTACGAGTGATGAAAGATTACAAAAAGAAATAGAAGATAAATTTTTAGCTGAAAAACCAAAAGAATTAAATATTGAGTATTCAAACTATGATAATTTTATTAATTTTTCATCTGCTAAAAAACGATTGGAGAACTTTAAATATAAAATTGAATTACTTGAATCATATACAGCTGAAAGTGCTTCATTAGTTAATATATCTAATTCTCAAAGAGACTTAACTATTGTTGATAATAAAATAAGAAACTTAAAAACTAACTTCGATGGTTACGAAAACTATCTTTATAATACAGAATCATCTTATGTTACAAGTTCAATAGGCGAGTTTCCAAATGCTAGTTGGCCTAAAACAGGTAGTGGTACTTATGATGACCCATTTGTACCAGTAAGCTCATCTAATTCAACATTTACAGATTGGTATGGTAGTATAGGTAGTAAAACTGGTCAACTGTATAGTGCTTCTTTATATGATATAGATAATCAAAATAGATTAGTAAATTTGTTACCAACACACGTAAAAGAAGATATTGAGAACAAACAATTTTTTGATTTTCTTGATATGATTGGTCAACAGTTTGACGAGATATGGTCATACACTACAGCAATGTCAGAAATTACAGATAGACAAAATGATTTATCTGAAGGCTTTTCTAAAGAGTTAGTTTTGAATATAGCAAAGTCTTTAGGTTGGACTCAGCAAGATGGTAAAGACTTATTAGATTTAAGTCAAATTGCTTTTGGCCAAAAACTTACTGGTTCGACTTATTCACTCTACACATCAGGTTCTTTAAGTTCACCACCTGAAGGTGATATATCAAAAGAGATTACAAAAAGATTAATAGCAAGTATGCCATACTTATTAAAAGCAAAAGGTACATTAGGTGCATTGAAGGGTGTATTGAATTGTTATGGTATACCAAGTAGTATACTACGTGTTAGAGAATACGGTGGTTTACAAAAACAAAATCAAAAAGCACAATTTGAAATAGCTAGAAAGTTTACAAGAGCGTTAAGATTTAAAGGTGCTCAATACGTTTTGACATCTTGGGATGATGATGATACTACGAATAGAAAACCAGATACTGTTGAGTTTAGATTTAGAGCAGTTTCGGGTTCAGACCAAATACTCGTACAAAAAGATACAGATTGGGCAATAAAATTAAAAGATAATAATTCTACTGATAATAAAGGTACTGTAGCATTCATGCTCACTGGTTCTTTTGGTTTACAAGAAATAAGTTCTTCTTTATTACCAATCTACGATGGTGAGTATCATTCTGTTATGTTGAGAAAAACTAAAATTGAACCTGAGTTATTTTTATTTCCCTCAATTGAAACCGCAAGTCTATTTAATCCACCTTTTATAAAAGGTATATCAAATGCAGAAAATGGTGATATACAAATAGTAAGTAGTTCTAATGTAGCTAAGTCTGGTACAAAAAGTTTGAGTCATATTAATACATCATATGACGGTTCTTCATTTTCAAAATTTTATAAAAAACCATCAAACGATATAACTGATAACATATCTGCAGCGAGTGTAAGTCAAGGTGAAACATTTATGTTTTCTGCATATGCAAAAGTTTCTTCGAGTGTAGTTGATTCTGTCGGTAGACTTAGTTTATTTGAATTAGATTCAAATGAAGAAATCGTTAATTGGGACCAAGAATTTGAATATAGTTTACAAGATGGTGGTATAAAATCATCTGAACAAGTCGGATTGAATGAAACAGAGTGGAAACAAATCGTTGTTGAAAAAACAATGAAGTTTCCAAATACTGCTAATTTGGGTGTACGATTTGAAAATCTAAAACCTCAAACAACCATTTTCTGGGATGATATATCGTTAAGAAAAGTTTCATCAAATACAGATTCTATAAATGATAATTTTAACTATGATTTATATGTTAAGAAATATGACTCTGGTGTAGATAGAATAGTACATTCTTCAAAATCAACACTTCATATTACAGGCTCAGCTTCTCAATCATACAACGCTTCGTGGACGGGTAGTGGTAATTTATATATAGGTGGTGACAATAGTGGTACAGCATCAGGTGTTTTCAATGCCGATAGATTTGGTGGTTCGATGATGGAGTTTAGATTGTTAAGTGAACCACTAAAAGAAGAGTCATTTAATCTTCACGTATCAAATCCAAAATCATACACTGGTAATACACCGTCTTCATCATATTATAATGTATCAAGAAGATTTTCGTTTGATGATAATAAAACATTATCAGACGGTGATAGCATCAGAGATGTAAAGGCAAACCAAACAACTACACAAACAGGTAGTGCTTTTGGTTTTGACGGTGAGAATACGTTTGAAAGTGTAGTAGATAAAACAAAAACTATTATACCTAATCACGGCCCTAATCGTAGAAATGCCACTAAGATTAGAATTGAAAATAATTTTCTAAGTGGTAGTGGTGCATCATTAAGTATAAATG